TAGATTTGATTGTGTCGATATACTTGGACAGGGGTTCGACTCCCCTCGGCTCCATAATTTAACGTTTCATAGCGTTTCATAACGTTTCAAAACGTTATAAAATCAATGTTTACGTTTCATGGAAAAACACGCGATATCATAAAATTGAGTACAAAAAGAGTACAAATAAAGCGAGCTATCACTAGCCCGCTTTTATCGTTTAAAGTCATCTCTTATAAACCTCTCTGCGCATTCAGTCAGTTTGCTTGCCGTTTCAAACGAAACGTTTTTCAATTCTCTAGTTCCATTGATTAGTCTTGCAATGAGCGGCTGTGAAACACCGCTCTCTTTTGCAATTCGATATCCTGAATAATTCTCAAATAACCATACTATTTTTTCTTCATCCGCTCTTAACATAGTGCCCCTCCTAAACTTCTGTATTTATTCTTCCTGTTTAATTGTCGTTCTTATTTCCCCCTGCGTACAATACAATCAAAGCGACTACGATAATAATTATTATATGTTTCATCTTGATTTCCTCTTTCTAATTAATATATAATTGAGGGGAGGGAAGTTATCCTTCCCCTCTTGAAAAACGTCAACCCCTTCTTTTACGTGGTAGGTTTTGTCGTTTTTCTTTTTTTGTGGCTTTGTACCACTCTCTAGCCTCTTTTGATATTGCAACCGCAATTCCAACGATCGCTACTAGAGTTGTGATTTTTTCTTCCATTCCCTCACCTCCTTACAATTATATTATATACCAATCGTTATATAATGTCAACACTTTTTTAAAATAATTTGAGAAAAAATGCAAAAAAAATAAGCCTACATCAATGGTAGGCTTGTTTTAATGTAAACATATCTACCTCCTATAATTAAAAAGACACCCACTGTGTGAGTGTCTTTCTAATCTTGAATTTATTCTTTATTCTTTATTATTTTGTTTATTATTGTTTCCTGTGAATAAACCGACCATGCCTAGGGCTGTAACCCCAGACAACAAGGAACCGACTACAGTTTGACCCGAAAGGATTAAATAACCACCGACGCATGTCATTACTAAAGCTAGAATAAATCCTAAAATCTGACCTAGTTTACGTTCTTTAAATTGAGACTCCATGAACTTTTGCTCCATTGAACGTCGATGTTTACTTTCTTCAATTCCGTTTGTGATAATCAACTTTGCTGCATCTTCATATAATTCATTATAGCCTTCAAGAATCTTTGGATGAGGTAAATCACCTTGATAAATTTCTAGACGACTTAACACAACTTCTCTAACTTGCGGCTCTAATCTTTCGACTGATTGTACTATATCGTCTGCATTTTGTAGTTCTTCTTGAGTAACTTGCAAATTATTTTGTTGCTCTTCTGTCAAATTCAACTACCTCTTTCCGAATACCACTTACTGATTTTCGGTAATCTTCACGAATTTTTTTTAAATTTTCATCTTTATTTCTATTATAAATTTCGTTCAAGTGGATAGGCTCCAAATTTAAAGATGGAAAAATCAAACTTTTCATTCCACTCAAAACGTTATCTAAACGATTATGAGAATATTTCATTTCCATAGTTATCAACCTTCCTCCTATTTCATACTCTCATTTTACGAAAAAATTTTTTTAAAATCAATTAGGGAGAAGTAATTCATAAGAGAAATTTTATAATTTTACTATTTTCACGAATTAAAACATGCTATAAATCATACAGAACAACTCAATCATCTAAAAATGTGCAAAAAAATAAAGCCTACCAATTAAGGTAGGCTATTGTGCTCTATTTAGTTGTAATCAATCCGTCTGGTTCGATTGTGAACTCAGGTTTGTCAGCAAGTGTTCCGTCTGATTTTAGATAGTACCAGCCTTTTTTATCTGCTGATTGGATAAATGCGTTTGATACCATGTTTCCGTCCTTGCTGTCAAGATAGTACCAAGTATCTTTATACTTAACCCATCCAGTCTTCATGGCACCTTCTACGTCAAAGTAATACCATTTATTAGAAATTAGCTTCCAACCTGTGACCATTGCACCTGATTTGTCAAACCAGTACCAATTCCCATCGTTGTGTTTTTTCCATCGTTCTGCCAGCATGTAGCCTGAACCATCAAAGTAATACCAAGTACCATCGATTTTTTCAAATTTTTCTTTTGGATAAGAGCCGTCTTCTCGAACGTACCAGTATCCTGTTGCGTTTTTCTTCCACCCTTTTTCGATTGTCAATCCGTTTTCAACATCATACTTAAACTGTTCACGACTAATACCCCATTTAGCTAGATAAGGGTAAGGGTCAACGTGGTCACTGTAATTGTTTGGTTGATTATACGTGCAATAATAGTGTGTTTTAATACCTTCTAACTCGTCTGAATCGAGTGTTTTAGGAATACCTGCTTCATCGGCTAGGTTGCGCAACAACTCGATGTAAAGTCGGTAATCTTCCATGAATTCTTCTTCAGTCGAATGACTTTCAATCAACTCGACTGCCGCATACGTCTCAGCATTCCAGCCACCGCCTACATCGTAAGCCCCTTGATTAACTGGGCCTACTTGCATCACACGACCGTTCCCAACAACGTGTGAGAAAAATCCGGATGTGACTTCTCTGCGCATGTGGTAGTCAGCTTCGTTTTGTGCTGTTGAATTTCTGTTACCTGTTGAATGCGCATGAATTTGCCGATAAGGCGCATAACCGATTTGAGGTAATCCCTCTCTATATCTACTTGTATCAATTTCCATTTATATATATCCTCCTTATTAATTCGTTGGCCAAGGCTCGTCTGTTCTAATATTATTCATTATTTAATTCCTTACTATTTAGTACGTTTATCAATTTCTTTAAAGAACTCGATTAATACATCAGAAAGACCAGTTGAACTAGTGTTAATTCCGATACTAGCAAGATATTGTTTTATTTGGTTAATTTCTGTATCCATAGCTCGTTTTGATTGATAATCGTTAAGTTCTGGTCTTCTAACAAACGTCTGTGCTTCTAATTTATTAACGTAACGAGAAGCAGCATCGCCAGGTGTTAAAGCATATTGCCCAACTTCGTTTTTCCTAATAAAACTACCTAAATCATTCTTAAAAGCGAACGTTTGCATACCCCATCCTTTTGTTGCATAATCTCTAGATGCGTCGCTTCTAGACAAATAAGGATTTAAATCTGATTTTAGTGCGTATTTAGATAAATCTGCTCCGCCTGTACCACCTGTACCACCTGTACCGCCAGTACCAGGCGGTCCTGGGTCGCCTTTTGGTCCTTTAAGTGCGGCAAGTTGTTCAGGAGTAAAATCACTATATTTAAACGGCTCGCCTTTATCACCTTTAGGACCAGCTGGGCCTGTTAAACCTTGCGGCCCTCTTTCACCAGTTTCACCCTTGTCGCCTTTAGGTCCATGGGTTAGAGAGATATTGCGCAATTCTTGCTTAGTTGCAAAATTGCTCGTATCAACGTTGGGGTTATTCTCTAAATGTTCAACACGTTTTTTTAATTCTAGATCATTATAAGGTGTTGGAATTTCAGATTTTAAAGCATAATCTTCTAACGATTGGTGTGAGGTAAGATAATTTTTACTTTCAAGTTCCTGTCTAGTTACTAAATTGCTAGTATCTTTTTCCGGTTTGTTTTCTAACGCCGTTACACGCTCTCTAAGGGCGCTATCGTCATACACAGTATCTTTATCTGTCTTTGTCTTTAAAGCTTCAATATCGGCTGAAATATTGCTTATTTCACTACGAATATTGCTATCGTCATACGTTACACCCTCGACATGAATATTCTTGATTGCTTCTTCTAGTTCCGCTTTCGTTACAATATCCGTTAATGCCACAATTCGTTTTGTGTCTTTCTCAATGATTGGCAATTCGCTATGTTTGTCAATTTCAGAAACACGAACGCCAAAAGAAAATTTCAAGATGTCCGCAGATTGTACGACTTTTTCAGCGTAAACGAACCCGTCAACAATTTCATTGGTTGTAATCAAGCTAGTATCGAACGGGACTTCCACAATGTTGCCTGCCACGTTTCCAGCCACTTCTAAGAAACGATTTGTCGTTTTGAAGTGGAATAAAACTACAATCTTTTCAACGTTGACTCCATTCAGTTGTAACTCGATGAATGCGTTATTCTTATCATGAGAATAGAATTCCTCTTTTATGTTGTAAACATTATCTCGAACGTTGGCGCAAACGCCAGCTTGTCGTTTAATGATTTTTTTCAAAGGTTGTCCCCCTTTCGTGCAAAATAAAAAGGAAGCCTTACGACTTCCTTTTCCTAGTTTAATCTTCGTTTGGTTCTGTATAAGTTAACGCTCTTTCACTATCTGAAAGACCAGCAGTTGTAGGGTCGTTAACAATCCCAATCAATACTAAAAAGGCAAACAATACATTGATAAATACTAGGATTTTATCAACAGTATCGCCAAACTCCAATTTAAAATTGAAGATATTCGCAAAAGCTTGTGCAAGCAATGCTAAAGCTGGCACTAATGCAAGCCAAAAGTTTTTATTTTTAATTCGTACTTTCCAGTTAATTTTGTCCATTATCTTTCCTCCACAATTTCCAGTTTGAGAAATTTCTCAAACAATATTTTAATAACACCATTTCCACCCAATTCAATGTAACTTTCGTATAGACGAGTTAATTCCTCAATCTCATGCTGAGTTGTCCAGCCACGGCTGATTGCTTTTTTTAAGTTTTCTTGTAATCGAAATCGCTGTAACCGTTGTAAGCCTTTTCCGATTAGCGAAAGATTCTTATTGTTATCTTTCCCAATTTCCTCTACTGAGTTAACCGATTTTTCAAGGTCGCAGATTTTATCGGTCAAAACGTTGATTTGTTTTTCAGTTTCCTTTGTGTTCTGTGTACTTTTGAACGAAAAATAGCTTGGAATTATAACGATTAAAACGGGCGTGAGTTTATCGAGTAAAGTTAAAAATCCAATTAAACCACCTCTTTTCTAAAAAAACAGCGGTCTATTGAACAGGCTGAGTGTCTAGCTCGCTAGATGGTTTCTCTGGTTTCGGTTCAGTCCACTTCCAGATTCCTAACTTACCGTTTTGCTCAAGCGTTGCAAGTTGCTCAAGTGTTTCTCCTTGGTAAGTGAACGCTTCATTGACTTGAATCATAACGCGTTTGCCTTCTTGGAATTTCTCAACATGATTCACATCTTCAAGCGTGAAAATTTCTTGTGGTTGGTAAGTCTTGCCAGTTTTAGCAGGGTCTACCAATTCAAGGCCACGTTTGAAAACAGTAGGGTCTAACGGATTATCAACGTCCGTTACTCGAGCCAATACTGCCCAATCTGCCACTGCTTTAACCTCTGCAATTTTTGCATCTTTCTCAGCAAGTTTTTCTTCGTAACTTTCAGCTTGCATACGTAAGTCTTCTTGAAGTTTCTTCACTCCATCAGCTGGATTGAACTCAGTAGTCACTTGTTCGATGACTGCCTTAATTAATTCATCGTCTGATTCGTTCACACGATTACCGACCAATACACGGTCAAAAGCCGTATATGGCGCCTCTTGACGAATCGCAACGAATGTGCGGTTGTTTTCTTGTAAGTATTTGTTGATAACTTTAAATGTCATATATCATTCTTCCTTTTCTTTATCTGATTGTAGTTGTTGGATTTTTTCTAGCGCTTCTTCATATAAAGCCTTGTAATTTGCACATTCAATCGTTTTATTTGCTAATTGAATTGCTAAGTCGTTAATCACTTTGTCTTGCGTGTTCATGTTTCGCCTCTCTTATTTCCAATTTTGATAATATCCTCGACTATAATTACCAGCCACTGCTCCGAGATTTCTGAAATTGTCGTAAATGTCGTTTAAGATATACGATAATCGAACACCTTGGATAAGAATTTCATTAACACCTGAAATAGTGTGTGTACTCGTATCTACAGTTATTTCTTTCAACCCTGGTTGCGCACTCAGGTTAAATGTTATTTTTCGTCCGTACATATTTATAGCACTTTCAACTCTATTTCCCGTTCGTCCATTCCAGATTTGCAGACCTGCGGATGTATGGTCCATCTGTTGTAATCCGTTTCGGTTACTCAATAGAGCAGTGTAAGAACCGTCAACCCCGTTGATATTACCAGAACCGAATGCAAGATACTGTAATGGACGGCCTGGAAATTGGTTTCTTATCCCGACGCCTGGAGAATTCATATCAATTTGACCTGTTTGCAAGTCAAATGTAGTATCCCCATTTAACGAGGAAATGCGTCCACCTTTAATATTATTCCCCGTAAAATCAACATTCTGTATCTTTGTAATCGTTGCATTTTTAGCAAACAACTCATCGATAAACGCTTGTTGTGAAACTAGTTTTTGAATAAATGCAGTATCAAATTTAACCTTTTCTGCCGTAACTGCTTCCGCTTCTAAAATGTTTGTAGTTACTGAACCAGCTTCAAAATTAGCAGTCTTGAGTTTATCAATCATAGCCGACTTGATAACCGCATTATCAATCAGTGTGTCACCAGTAATATGTGTAGCCTTCCCGATGATACGGTTATTCCCGTTTGCACCAACGTTGATACCAGCAATAATATCTCCAGAGCTATTCAATGCCTTAATAGCAAAACTATCTTGTAACAATGACATAGTCACTCGATTATACTCACTGTTGTAGTCTGTGCTATCTACGAATTCGTCAGGAATTATGCGTTTATCAATAATCATAGGCTTATGAATAACGATATCGCCAGGGGTCATGAGAGTAAATCTCAGGCTATATTCGTTTAGCTCGCCTGTTCTTGGAATGTCTAAATATCCTGTAAACACCTGATTGCCAGTTTCATTAAGCGAAATTTGAGAGTTATAATACATTCCCAGTTTTGCAGTGTTATCCAATAATTGAATTAAAACCCTTCCGTCTCGCGGTACTTTATCAACTTCGATTTCAATGCGATACCCAAGACTCTCACCTTGTTTCACAAACTTCTTAGTAAGAGGGAACCGAACCCCTAACCAGCCTGTCATAGATTCAGTGTAGTTAATTCTGATACCGTCATGGTCACCATAACTAACACGTTCTAAATGCTTATCTGTTGCGACCGATGAAATGTATTTAGGGATTTTTGTAGGAGCATAAAATAGATTAGTATGGTTGCTAAATCTCTTTCCTACTTCAACCTCAAACAATTCAGAGGTTAAGGCCATGCGTGCGATATTTGAAGCAACGTTTGAATCTGTACTACCCAAAATGCGCTCGTATAATTGGTTAGTCTCTTTGACTCTTTGAAAATCTACTTTATTTTCGTCTGAAATTCGTTTTGCCTCTTCCGCTAAATTAGCACTCGCACCAGCTTTTTTTAAGGCTTCCTCTGCTTTTGTTTTAATTTCATCTAGTCCAGTTGGGCTGAATTCTTGGAACCTTTGATTGATTTCGTCTGAAAGTGTACGCTTGGTCTCTTCCGCTTTGTTTTTGTATTCTGCTATAGCATTATCAAATTCAAGCTTGTTGATTCGCACCTTCTCGTCGAATTCTTTATTTCGTCTTTCGACTTCATTCGCAACAGCTTTATCAATTAGCGATTCGCTAAAACCGCTCACTGCTTCTATTATTGATTGTTGACGTGTTGCACGGTCTTTAGCTTGTAACGTTTGATAATCTCCAAGTTCAGCGACTGAACGGTTATTATCCAATTTATCGATAACCAATTTGTGGATTCTAGCTTCAAAAGCAATCCCTATCTGGTCTCTTACGATTCCGACGCTGTCACCAATCCAAACATCTTGCTCAATCGCATTGGCTAAATCCAAAAGATTAGCTTTGAACGTAACGATTGGAACTGATAAGCGTTGTAGTTCGTTGTAAGTCGCTTTTAACAACTCGACAGGGTCTTCGATATCCTCGTTGGTATAGACGCCGAAACGATGCTTGATAACGCCATTTTGATGTAAGCCGTAGATATTTTTAGCCGCCTCATTTGTTACATAATTCTGCCCTACAAGCTTATCGACAGGGTCTCCATTTGATACAGACCAAACAACATCTTTAAACTGAATTCTTCGACCGTAACCGCCCGTAGCTTCACCGTTCTCATCCGTGCTTTGTTCACCCTTACCACGACCTATAAGTGCCGTTACAACGTCATCAGACGATTCTTCGTAGGTAACATTCAGAATGTTAGTGCCATACTCGAATTGATGACCTGTAACACGTCCGAAGCGTTGATTCAAGTCAATGTATCGTCCGATTATCTTGTTTTCAACAAAGGTATATCTAACCTTGAACTCGCAAGCGTATGACTCAATTATTTTAACGAGGGCTTGACGAACTGAAATATAGTAGAAACTCAATTTTCCTGTTCTAGTCAACCCGTCTACATTCCCTAATTGATAGCCTGTTCCTTCTAAAATTCCACTCAATACTTGGTCAGCAGTTCCACTAGGGCGCTTATTCTCGATAATAAATGAATGCAAGTCGCTTTCTGCTCTATCTATCCCTTGGATAGTTAATCCGATGTCGTAAGATTTTTCAGAAATCCTGAATAAACAAAAAGCCCCGTCTCTCGATTGAAAACCGAAAAACTGGGCTTCTTTGATAATTTCAGGCTTGTAATCTACAGGGATTTCAATACTTGCTCTATCAAACTGATTTAACTCAATCGTATGAGTGAACTCTGCAAGGCTCGCTTCATCGATTACATCAATCAATTCCTCTGTCTGATTGAATAAATAAATCATGCGAACACCTCTTTGTACTCGATACTGTTTAATGTCGCACCCTCAACTTGAAATGTATTTACACCTTTTTGAAGTTTGAAATAGGGACTATTCACCATATCAAAATTCATTAACTCGTTTCTGCCGTTTAACGTGATTTCTCTAGTCTCACAATTAATAATCAGACTTGAACCTTGAACGTAAGTAGCTTTTAATCTGATATATTTTTGAGTTTCAAGGTGTAATATGCGAATTTCAGAACTTGCTTGCGTTGTAAGATACAAAATAGGCTCTATTGGAAAGTCTCCGTTATAAGTAACCTTGTTACTTCCTGTATTTTTAGGCTCGGTATACTTGAAAGGGTCATAGCACATGAAATGTAGTTTGATAACTGTATCATTTGCATCTTCCAATTCGGGTTTCTTAACTTTTGAAAAGATAGCTTTGTAATATCTCTCTCCATCATCACCAAACTCTAATTTTTTAGCTTGACGGGAAAACAACAAGCGATTTAAACGCTCGTACTGTCTCCTCATGCCTAAATCTGTATTGCCTGTGAGTCTGACCTGTATCTCAATTTCACGTTCCTTATAAGTAGCGCCATAGAGATACTGTCCGTCTCGACCTTTTATATTCGCAGTTTCATGATGAGAATCAAGGACGTCACGTCCTGTGGTATTCGCCACAAAAAACGTTCCGTCCTCGTTATTCATTTCTTGATTGAGGCTTACTCCGCCAAATTGAACTTCTAAACCAGAGTTAAATGTTGGCGTGCCTTTTGTCGTGTCGTTAAAAATATACATTTAAAAACCCATTAAAGGCTTGAAGCCTTCAATCTTATCCTTTCTTCTTTACTTTGAATGTTTGAAATGTCTGCAACAAACGCTCTGAAGTCATTTGAACCTAGAGCAAGGTTAATAACAGCAGGCTCTTTCGCTTGGTTGACTTCATAAGTAGCCGATAATGTGCCAGATACGTTGTTAGAGAAATCGCCCTGTAAAGCATTTGACATCGCTGAAACTCTAGAACCTGCATCATCGAACATTGAACGAATGCCGTCTGCCATTCCAGACACATTGCCTTTCACGACTTCAAATCCGCTCATTAAAGCAGTATTGAAACCGCCCATGATAGCTTCCCCTGCTGGAATCAGCAATCTACGGTCGTAAGAGATAGGCCCTTTGTGTTGTGCAATCCAGTTCGCAACGCCACCGATAAAGTTCTTAACACCCTCGAATGCAGCTTTCAAACCACCAAGGAAACCATCGATAATGGCTTTCCCTGCAGCCCACAAGTCGATGTTCCATAATTTGCCAAAAAAACCGCTGATTGCTTCAATAGCACTTGAAACTCCGCCTTTAAGTGCGTCCATCGCCCCTAAGAAACCCTCTTTCAAGGCGTTCGCAACATTGACGACTGTTTCTTTAATTGCATTGATTGTTGTTGTAAAAATGCTCTTAATACCTTCCCAAATTGCTGAAACTGTATTTTTGATAGCTCCCAACACCGTACTAATGATGTCCTTGATTGCATTGATAACTGTTGAAACGATTGTCTTAATACCTTCCCAAACAGTCGAGGCTATTCCTTTAATAGCTTCCCAAGCACCGCTCCAATCGCCTTTAATAACAGCCGTAACCGCTTTGATAATACCTGCGATTACATTCAAGACGGTTGAAATAACCGTTGAAATAACTGTCCATACAGTTTGAACTATTGTTGTAAATACAGTCCAAACCGCATTCCATACTCCCTGAACAATCTGCATACCTGTTGTGATGACAGTTTTAATATTCTCGATAGCAGTTGAAATAAACGTTTGAATAGCAGTCCAAACCGCTTCAACTATAGGAGTAAGTGTATTCCAAGCAGTCGTAGCGACTTCTACAATACCGTTCCAGATATTAGACATGAATTCTACAAATCCATTCCACAAACCTTTGAGTGTTTCAACGATAGGTGTCATAAACTCAACAAAGCCATTCCATACATTCGTAGAAACCTCTACAACACCATTCCAAAGGTTGCTAAAAAACTCTACAATGCCGTTCCATACGTTTTTAATCACTTCAACGACCGACTTAACAACATCAACAATACCATTCCAAACCGTTTTTGAGATTGAAACAATACCGTCCCATAATGCTGAGAAGAACTCCGTCAAGGCGTTCCAGACATTCATCAATGCTTCCACAATTGGTTGTGCACCTTCTACAAAGCTGTTCCAAACATTCGAAGCAAACTCTGTAATGCCGTTCCAAAGTCCGGAAAAGAACTCTGTAATACTATTCCATGCGTTCTTGATAGCCTCTATTACCGGTTTAGCCGTCTCTAGGAAACCATTCCAAACATTCGAAGCAGTTTCCTTAACTCCATTCCATAGGTTAGAAAACCATTCGACCACGCCATTCCAAGCATTTTTAATGCCTTGCCAAGCTTTTGAAGCAACGTTGACAATGCCGTCCCATAAACCTTTGAAGAAGTTTCTGAAACCTTCGCATTTCTTCCATAGAACGACGAACGCTGCACCAATTGCCACGATTGCAGCAATCACTAAACCAACAGGACCGAGGAAAGCAGCTATTGCTTTAACTGCTGGGCCAATCCATCCGCCTATCTTACTAAAGATTTTCAGACCACCAAATGCACCCTTAGCAAGGGTAGATGTTTCAGACATGGATTCCAAGGCTGAACTAGCACCCTCAGAACCTTTAGCAATACCAAACAAGTATTTCCCTACTTTTGCGACACTTTTCATTCCGCCAAAAACAGACTTAGCCCCACCAACTACCTTGCTTAGTCCAGTTAAGGCACCTACTACAGGTTTTATTGCCCTTTGAGCAACTTTAAACCCAATAAATGCAGTCCCTATCGCTCTAATCTGTTCAGGGCTTAAACTTTGAACCACTTTAGCAAAAGCTTTTATCGCTTCAGAAGCTATTGACAATCCTTTACCAATCTTCTCGCCAAAAGAAGCCGTATCGCCACCAGAAAATACTGAAAATACTTTCTTGATAGCTTCCCAAACTTCGCTCAATGCATTCTTGAAATCAGAAATCGCGCTTGTGTTTGAGAAACCTTGCCAAAATTCCTTAATTTTAGCAACTGCTGACCCAACGAATGAGGTTATTTTTCCAATAACTGCGTCAAAATCAATCTTGCTTAAAAAGCCTTCTAGATTTGTTGCTAACTTATTGAAATCAACCTTATCAATCTGATTCATAATCGCTTCAAGAGCCTTGATACCTGCTTTAGACAACGTATCAAAAGCGGGCTTGAGTTTGTTTGAAAGTGACTCTTTCAACCCGTCCATCGCTTGGTCTATAGTCTTGTAGCTTGTAGCCATATCCTGCATGGTCGCCCCTGCACGTTTAAAGGCTTCAGCGAAATCGTCTGTTTTAACTTCTCCTGCTTGAATTTTGGTAATTAATTCATTGAGCGACATTCCCATTTGTTTAGCAACTTCGCTCATACCTGCTGGAGCTTGTTCCATCATAATTTTAAAGTCTTGCCATGTAAGCTTCGGTTTAGCCAGTGCCTGTACCATTTGTTGAGAAAGTGATTTCATCGCTTGCTTAGGATTTTCAGACGATGCTGCTAAACCACCCATAGCCTTTACAAGCTCGTTACTATCTTGACGACCAATTGCCGCCATTTGAGAGAACGTACTAGCCATATCTGAGGCTGAGTAAATAGTCTTAGTCGCATAATCCTGCATAGCCTCTTTTGCCTCGTTGATTTGGTCTTTTCCCCAACCTAACTTACTGAGGTTTCCATCGAACGTATCCCATGCTTTTTTGGAACTATTCAACTCGCCGACCATTTCGCCCATTGTACTTTTGATACTTCCAAAAGCGGATTTAATTGCCGAGCCAACAAGTTCAGCACCAAGCATCGATTTAAACATTGAACCGCTCTTTTCTGAAATCTTATCAAAAGCGCCCGAGGTCTTTTGAAGTCCATTGATTGCTTTTTGTAAGCCGTTCAAAGTAGAACTCATTCCCTTATCTACAGCAGTAAGCACCGCTTCAACTGAATAAGTTTCTGCCATTATATACCTCCTTCCTTTACGTATTCGCTCTCAGTAAGAGTTCTTTCTCTTTGTCTGAGAGCTGATACTTTTGTTTATTAGTATCTTTTTTCTTATAAAAATCACTGTACTTTTTGTATAAAGGAGTTTTACCGTCCGATTTTGTAGCCTCTACCTGTCTAGTTAACCAAGCAGAACGATGTAAGAGTTCATCTTCATCTTGCTTTCTTAATAACACTCCAGTCATCAACAAGTCGTATTCGTACATTGTCATACGACCAATCTCGTTCATGTCAGTAATGTTTAAAAATCGGATACAATTAATAATGATTTCTTCGAACGTTTCTAGAGATGATTTCTCAATTATTTCTTCTTGAGCCCTTGGTTCATCTCCTGTAGCAAAGACTTTCCTGCATTTGATTCGCTCAATTCTTGAAGTACATCATCGAATAATTTTTCTAGATCTTCATACTCTTCAACAAATGTTTCAACTTCCGCCAAAGAAGGGCGAGGGCTTTCTGTAACTGTTCCGTAGTAGATGACATCAGCTAATGATGCGATATTCTTAGCGTACAATTCAGGGATTTTAGCAGATAGAGCCATTCCGAATTTTAAACCTTGTTGTTCGATTGGATAAGCTTTATCAAGCGCTCGAACGAATTTCACGCCAAATTTTACGTTATATGTTTTATCATTGATTTTTAATTGCATTGTTATTTCTCCTTTTTCTAAAAAATACAATAAAAAAGAGAGGCGTGAACCTCTCTTAATTTCTAACCTAGACCAGGTCCAGCAGCAACTGGACTAGCTGGACTAGCTGTTCCTTTTGTTGTATCAGCGAATTCATATTGAACCACTTCTGCTTGACTAGTGCTTAAAGTTGCATAACCTTTAACACCAGTACCATTTACTGCGAACTCAAGTTCTAATTCGATTAAGTCTTCTGCGTTTTTAGTTTTCTTGAATGAAGTCAAGTAACCTTGATAATAAACAGCTTCGAATTTGTCGCCTTTCTTTTTAGCATTCTTTTCGATTTCCCAAACTTCAACAAGTTCACCTTTGTCCATAGCTGTTTCTAATTTAGCAACAAGCTCATCGTCTTCCGCCATGATTGTAGTCGCAGTAATTGAAACCTCAATCCCACCGACTGATTGAAGAACACCGTCTTTAGTTTTAACCGAGTTAGTATCACGGCTTTTCTCTGTTGAGTGTTCTGTTTGGAATGCTAATTTAGCACCGTCTGCTTTGCTTGCTTCGCCTAATAAGCGAAATAATAAAATACTATCAATACCTTTTTTTGCAACTGGCATTTATTTAACCTCTTTCCTTATAAAATTGTAAATACTAGACGAACACGACCACGTTTGAGTGGTTCGACTGTCGTGTTATCGTCAAAAAGCGATATTGTAGATTGTGAGATGTTTAAGGCTACATAATAGCCGTCCGCCTCAACAATCCGCATTGCTTCTGCTAGGATACTCGAACACATATCCGATACTTGTTTTCGTTTTTTACGAGTACTCCACACGGACAAGACCAATTCGACCGTGCCTTTTACGTCCGTTTTGTTTGGCACGAGTATAGAAGTCGTATCCTCTAACTCAACGAACGGATAAGGTACATTGTCGTCTGGCTTATAGTCGTATGTTTTGTACCCCAACAACTGACAACGTTTAAACACGCTGTCAAAAACTGCTTGCTCTCTTGATTTCATTTAACCAACCTCTCCAAATCATTTTTAAATTGTTGTTTTTGTTCGTCAAAAGCTGGCTTTATAAACGGTTGTGCGCTCATTTTGCGAGTCCCTAATTCAACGTAAGCGGCGTATGCAGTCCCTGGCGCCACTCTATACTTGAATCTACCGACCTTACTACTATTGACAGAAATAGAACGTTTAGTCGCCCCTGTTGGCTTGACAAAATGTTTATTTTTACCTCTTCCCTCATAGTGTCCTCTAAATCTGGAAGCGTTGTTAACTGCTTTTCTCTGCATGTCTACGCCATGTTTATCAACGATGCGCTCCACCTCTTCCATTTTAGAGACTTTTTTAAGTTTAGTTTGAAGTTCCTCGAGGCCTTTTAATTCAAATTGTAAGCTACCCAACAGAATTATCCTTTTCTAAATAGAATACTCTTCCAGACTGCTTATCTGCTCTACATTTATAGCGTTCTTTGCGATAGTTTAGGTAAGTGAATGAGATTTTAGGTGTGTTTTGGAAATAAACCACTTTTGAACCTCGTTTATACTCTCCAAATACAGAGACTTGTTTATCAATTCCCAAGTCCATTACATGAACTGGAACGATAATTTTTTCTTCTTCATTAGAAGTATATTCGCCCGTTTCTGGATTGTACTCTTCTTGTTGCTTAGCGATAATTTCCACTCTTTCGTTGTATCTCATAGCATTTTAAACCCCGCATTAAATGTTTTTGAAAAAACTCGCTTAATCACACTATCGTATTCTCTGAAATCATCAGCATTGAATGTCATTGAAGCGCCTTCGAGGGATTGAATTTTCATTCCCTCAGCACCAATCCTGTTAAACCGTTTAATAATGACCTCGGTAATAATATACTCGAGGCTTTCTGGAACATCATCCACGCCTGCGTATGCTAAAAAGTTAGCAGTCGTCAACTTGGCTATTGTACTTAGTAACTTATCTTGAAGATTGTCTTCAATACCTAGCAATATTTTTGCTTGAGCGATATTTTCCATGTTATCCCTCCAATAATACTGCGATAAGTTCCTCTTTGCTTAGTGTTGAATAGCCTTTGATTTCACGTTCTCTTGCGATATCTCTTAACTCGTTAACTGTTAAGTCGTTGTAAGTGATAATCTCAGACTCAGCAGGCTTTTCTGGATAATGTCGTCGTAACAACATACCCATTAAGCATTACCTCCAAATTTAACGACTTTTGTAGGGTCGTATAAGTAAACACCATAGTGTTCATCACCAGTGATTACTGTAGTCTTTTTAAGGATATCGCGGTCTGTTTCAACAGCCACATCACGTTTAAGGTTGATAACGAATGCGCCATATTTTGCTACATCGTCTGTATCTGTTTCAACGGCAGAAACTTTAACAAGGAATCCTTTACCTTTGTCTACTTTCTTAGAACGTACAATTTGAACACCGTGTGCTTCACCAAAAGTTCCTGAAACAACGATATCAGCACCGATTTCTGAACCGCGTACCCATTCTTTTGCAACATCAGCACGTAATGCAATAGCATCTTCTGGGTTAACAAGTGCAACATAGCGAGCGTCTTCTTCGTCTGCAAAGACTGCTAAAGCTTTATCAAGTGCAGCGCCAGTTGTAGGAGCTTCCGCAACGAATTGAGTTGCTTTCTTAGCTTCAACGATTAAGTCGTTGTCTACTTTGTTAGCGATAGCTAAAGCGATTTGATGAGTAGCTTGTCCGATTGGGTCGCCGTAACCAGAAAGAATAGCTTCGTCTGTTAATTCGATACCTTTACCAGCTTTTTTAATAGTCATAGTAGATTTAGCAGTAGTTAATTGGTCAGGGACGATTGCTTCGCCTTCTTCAATGTCTTTTGCGTCAGCGGTCATTTCCCATTTAGGAACTGTGATAGTGTTTCCTGGTTGTCCAACAAGCTCACGCTCAACGTAAGCTAAAGGTGTAAATTTAATCATTTTTGGTAATTTTGCTGAAACCATGTCAGCCATTACCTCTGGGTTTACTAATTGTGCAATTTTAGTTTGTGTCATTTATTCATTATCCTTTCAATTTATGGTATAGTTCGGGGTTATTTTGCAGTAATTCATTTCTGCTTTGATATCCCATCTTGTTAAATTGTTCTTTGGTAATTTCTCCTGCGGATGTATCTTCCATCTTCTTAGGTGTCTTACCTTTTAATTTTTCGCCAACTTTTTTATCGGCTAGATCATTCACTAAAGAAACAAAGCTCTCTACAGCTTCTTGCGTGCTCTCTGCGGTATCTTTAACAACTAAGCCTAGGATTTTATCATCAACTGCAATACCGCCCTCAGAAAGCATTTTAGAAGCTTCTCGCTCTAGTCCGCTACGGTTGATTTTAGCTTCAAGTTCAGCAATGTAATCAGCTTGTTTCTTACGCTCATACTCTGCTTTCTGATTTTCGTTCATCTCACGTAGCTTTTTTGCTTCGTTCTCCTTAGCTTCCTGCTCTGATTTCCACTTAGCAAATTTTTTATCGATGATAGCATTGACATCTGCGTCCGTGTACTTCTTCTCGTCTTGCGGTTGTTTTTCAGGTTCTGCAGGTACCTTTTGTTCTTCAACCGTTTCGACTGTTTGTGTTTCTTCGTTCATTTCGAACCTCCTATTTTTAAAGTCGTCCCCGACTGTATTTTCCATAGCTTTTAAAGTCTTCAATGCTTGGACAATAAAAAAACCGTACGGGATTCCATACGGTTAAATTATTTTTTGATATTTCATTTCTCGCTCATTTCTGAGCACAAAAAAAGCACTTAGATTTCTCTAGGTGCTTTAGCCATATTGTACTTCAACCTCGTTCATTATTTCCGGTAAAGTTTTTCCTTCAATCTGCAAAGAAATCAAATCATCAAAAGAAGATGCTCTATATTCTTTGTCCGCAATAACAACAACAATATCATAAACAGAATTAGGAAAAATGCCACATACTTGACCATTATAATTAAAAGAAGCGTCCCATCCATTATCATATAACGCTTGTAAATCATCTAATATCGCCATAATATATCTTGATTCTCCTTTCTTTCGTCGTCTGTTAATTCCCTAGTATTTCTACTAACAAACTTACCTTCATCATCAAATACAAAATCATGAGCATGTTCTCCGATTTTTCCATAAGGATGACGTGCTGGTTGTTTATGGTTTGTAAAATGAATATCTTTTGTTTTAAAACCTCTAGCACCATAGTAAGTTCTACCCAGTACATCTCCGTTTGTAGCATTATGCTGAACTACACTATTAGGAAAACCTCTTTTGCCAGGCGGTGTGTGTCCAATTGTAGTCCCTGATACACTTACTATTTTACCACTTTTTATAGCTTTATCAATAGTTTTACGTTCATTGAATTCACTAATAGTATCTCCGTTCAGGTTTATTTCTTTTTCAGTATCTTTCCCTAAGCGCTTTGGATCTATCATAAAATGCGGAACCGTCGTACATCTACAGTTAGGATGAAATGGTGGAGCGTTCAATGCTGGAACCATCTCTGATACTTTGAAGATTCTCCCGTTGAACGGTTGGCAAATCGGACACGCTTTTAATTCGGTCATGACTTGATACCATTCAACACCATTAGCATCATAGTTCGATTTTTGAGCCTCTGAATATACCCTTGCTGATTCCGTAACTGCTAACCGTCTAGCATATCCATAGGAAACATCAAACTCTTTTTTAAGACTGTTAATCAGAACGTTTGTGCCTTTACCTCTTAAAACAGTATCGGCAACACCTTTCTTAACAATGTTTCTTAATTCGTTTTGTCTTCCCCAAACTCTAGATGACCACGTTGCGTCTTCGAAATTAGCGTACACGATAGAGTCAGCAGATACTTTTGAAGATTCAAAACTTCCGAGTGTCATATTCAAGACACCAGCGCTGAATATATTTTCACGTCTGATTGACTCCACCAAGTGTCTATCAATGATTTCAAACTCACTCAAAGCTAAATCATACTGGTGCAACTTGATATTCGCTTGAAGCACTTCTAAACGACTTGTTTTCATCTTCAAGTTATACAATCGCATCAAGTCGTTTTCTGCTCTTGTAAAATCATCGCTTGTTACTTTCTGACCACGTTTTCTCAATTGGTTAGCGCGCTCTACTAACTGCTTAGCTTTAAACTCGACATTAATCATATCAAGCCTGTCTGCTCGTTGTTTAGCTTCTAGCTTCGTGATTCCTTCTCTGTCAGCGTATCTTTGCCAAAAACTATCGATTTCCTTTTGGATGTTGTTAGCGTGTTGTTGATAGACGCCTTGTAATTGGAAAGCGACTCTCTTATCCGCCAACTCCCTTGCCTTCTCCTCGGCTCGGTATCTATCTTCCCAGTATTTGTTATTCAACATCAGCTACAACCTTCTTGCTTTCGTCCAGTTCTGCGTCTGAGTAGATTTTTTGTTTTTCTAGACGTGTTTCAAGGTCGCTTACTGCCTCCTCTTCACGTTCCATTCTTTCAATCTCTTTCTGAGGGTCGTCAACGATAGATAAAACAGATAACTTAGTTTCCTCTGATACTTGTCCAGATAACTGTCCAACGATTTGAGCCTCTTCAAGAATGTTTCTAGGCACGTTTCTAGTAAACGTATAATTCAATCCTGTCCATGCGTCCTCGTATACAGTCGTCAAAGGAACACTAAACACGATTCTATACAATCTGTTAAATGCGGATTGTATTTTTCTATCTTTCATTCGAGCAAGGTTGTCCATCGCTTGTAATTTGAAAGCTAGAGCCGTTCCAGACGAGTTCCCAAACTCAGACTCAGACATATTCGCTACCATAGAGATTGCGAAAATAGATTCCTTAAGTAAACTAATTAAATTCTCTTGTGTTGTGTCAGAACTTGGTTTCTCAAGGAAAGCGACCTCTGGCAAAGCACCATCGCCATTCTTCCACAGATTGAAAATTCTATTCTCTCTAATCTGACTAGCGTCTTCTTCCTGTAGCTCTACTCCTAGAACTTTCAAATAAGCGTCCGCAAAGTAGTCTACATCGTTCGCTTTTTCGCTTGCTGCTTTATTTAAAGCATTAATCAATGTTTTCACACTCTCGAAAATACATTGTCGCTCTTCATTTTCAATCAATTCAACTACTGGGATTGAGTTGTAAATGTGTTGAGTGCGTTCACCGAACCTTACCGCCCCACCAGTCGAAAAAGTAGCGTCAATCAATTCATCGTTTGTGATAACTTGACCGACTCCTGTTTGATTATTCTCATTAAACGTATATCTTACAGCGAATATAGGGCGTTCTTCAATGCTGTTATCATGGACAATAAACATATTAATCGGACTATTGTATGTCGCTCTAGTTTGTTTATATTCATCTTGATACACATAAATAAAAGCATGACCGAACACACTTGACATTTTCGCAAGCTCGAACTCTGAGTCTTCCATGTCATTGATTTTACGGAAACTTGAGACAAACTCATTTACGTTCTCGTCCTCATGCTTGATTTTAACTGGAACACCAATCTGATAACCTGTAAACGTATCGACAATGTACTTAGCGTAATTAAACACCAAGCGGTTATCAGGTTTCCAGCTATCTTTCTTAGGCATTTTCAAAACTTCATGTTGTGAGAGATACATATCCTCGCTTTCAACATAATTCTTAACTAGCTTACTCATGTGAAGCCTAATCGCTTCAGTAACGACTTCTTCTGTCACTTTATCGCTTGTTGTCGTTATTACTTTTCGTTTATTCACAAAAACTTTTGCCAAATTTAAAAGCCTCCTTTGAACAGTTTGATTTTAGATTGACTGCCATCGATACATTGCAAGCTGTATCTGAGTGCATCCATCAAGTGGTTGTTCTTATCTTCGGGTTTGTTCAACCAATTACCTTCTTTGTCTTGTTGATAGCAATAACTGTAAAATTCATCCATGATGTGCGTACAAGATGGATGCACATAAATAGAGTATCCTTGTAACTTGGATACTCCTGCCATAATGCTATCTTTTCCTTTACGACTTTCTTGCAACCGTAAAATGTTATATTCTGTTTGCAATTCTTTAATCAACCTCGGTTCTGCACTATCTGCGATGATTTGCGACTTAGCGTATCCTTTGTCTTGTATCATCTTAGCTACGTCTTTCGTTATCAAGCCAACTTGATACGCTTCATCAAAGACATATATTTCCTTTTTCTGTTCGTTAATCAAGCTAGCACATAACGCTGTAGGGTCATGAGTGAAACCGAAGTCGAGACCAATCGCCAACTGATAAACCTCATCTTTCAGCAATTCGTCTTTATCAAAATTCTTGACTTTGACATTCTCATATATCAAACCTTCCGCAACGCCCCACTCACCATCGCACACAATACGAGCCCGCCGTGGGTTCGTCTTGTATAAGTCTTCATATCGTTGTATATCGACTTTATCTAGCCACTCGTTGCATCTAAACGTAGTCGTGAGTGCTAACGTATCTGCTCTTTGTGTTTTTTCATCAAAGAACACACGTTTTAACCAGTGTCTTTCATTCCACGGGTTAAACGTTATTGTTATCTGTTTAAAAAAGTCTGGAGCATCTAACGTACCACGGATTGATTCAACAACTGTAGAAAATTTTTCTTCATTCTCTATTTGATACGCTTCTTCAAACCATGCCCAACAAAGGATACCTACATCTACCGTGATAGATGTTATTTTAAGTTCATCATCTAACCCTCTAAACAATATCTTTTGACCCGTTGCTTTGACAGTTATTTCGGGCAACGACTCGTTAAACTTAAATAAATGAGCAACTTCTAATTTGTTAGCTGCCCATTTAAAATCTGTATATGTCGATTGCTTATTCGTGTTAGAGTAACGTCGAACTACTAACAGATTAGACCACGGATACTTTAATATGCGGACGATAAAGTTTAACGCTGTTGTTTTGGATTTTTTAGATCCACGCGACCCTTTTACGACTCTATAAAAGTTTCTAGATTTCCAAAAAGCGCCGTAACCTTTACCAATTACAGCAGGCAGATTAATCTTGGATGTCATCTTCATTCATAAACACCACGCTTCCTTGAACGTCTATTTCTTTACGGTCAAGGTATGCACCACTTACTTTTAAGATATGGTCTATTGAGCGTTGCCTATCTTCAATACATGGCGTGTATTCTCCAACGATTACTTCTTCCGTTTCTTCTCCGTTAGATTTTACCACTTTTTTTGAATATCTCTTCTGCGGTTCTCCACGGGCTATACTTGCAGAGATTGCTAAAGCTTCAGCAATACTCATTGAACGTTCATTAAAATGTTCTTCCGTACGTTTCTTGATATACTCAGAAATTTCAACTTTCTTCAACAGCCTTTGCCCTATACTATATGCCGTTTTTTCTGAGTAACCTGCCTTAACCGCTGACTTAGTTGCGTTTTTACTGATGATGTACTCATCAGCGAAGTGTTTTTGTTTTTCGTTCATTTTCCATCACCTCATTTCATTGCATACAAAAACCCCTCAAGCTGGAGGGCTTGAGAGGAAAAAAATAAAGGAGTTTAAACCATGAGAAAAAAGAATGTCTTTTTCTACATCTTTCCACATGATAACTATATCATAGAATCTTTAGTATTGTTTGGTACAGAAACACCTTTTTTAGTACAGATTAAATCTATTTTTTTAATAGCTTCATCATGAAGAATAAATAATGTTGTTTTAGAAATTTTCAATTCTTCGGCGATTTCATCCCAGCCTTTAGAAGAAATATATTTCATCCAAATAATTGTTCGTTCTCTAGAATTATCTAATTGTTCAATCGCTTGGATAAGTTGATATTTTAAATCAATCAATTTATCTACTTGGTCATTAATATAATCATTCAAATTGATTATTTTAACGTATGCATCGTCTTTAAGGCCTACTTTCGACTCTTGCACATTCACTTCTTTTAGAGAAGGAGATTTTAAGAAAGAATTATTTAAACGATCTAGCTCTTCTATTTTTGTTTTTATTTCCAAATCGATTAAGCGAATTTGCTTCAATTGATGTTTAATTCCCATTTTTCACATCCTCTCTAATCCGATTCATTAAGGTCAAACCGAATTCTTCAGTATTTGATAAATAATCAAAATATTGACTTAAAAAGAACCGCTCACAGTCCATTTTCATATTCCACGCTTCTCGATGGTGCCTGTTTCTAAAATGCTTCTCTTTTAAATTCCAATCGGACTTTACAATTCCTTTAGAGAGCAAGTATCTTAAAGTTATCTTGTAATCATCAACGGCTCTCTCTATAATTCCAGCACATATTCCGTAATAACCTCTACTGTCCATTATCCACCTCACAATAGAGCTTCTAGCTTATCGATTTGAAAACCTGCCCAAGCTTTATCTGGATTATCAAATTCATCGTCAATCACTACTACAGGTAGTGAGCTATATCCGTAGTGTTTGAGTAATTCAAACGCTCCAGGGTTCGCTTCGATGTCCACACTTTCAAATTCAATCTTGTTTTGATTCAACCACATCTTTGTCATCTCGCATTGCATACATCTAGGCTTTGAATAAACTGTCAACATCAACTAAATCCTCCTTTTCTTTTATTTTTCATTTTTCTCTTTATATCGTCTAACCCGTCTATAAAAACAATGTTCATAATCAAGGCTAAGTTAATCGATAATGTTATCAAAAACGGAAATAACACAAACTGCCACGTAAATTCTACTCCTAGAAATTTAACGATTGCTAAAATTAAACTTAAACAAAAGCCGATTACCAATGCTCTCAAACTTTTTTCCACGTTTGCTCCTCCAAATCAAAAATCTGTTGTAAAGCATCGTCTCGCGCTTCTTCACTTAAACCACCTATCACATCGTTTGTAATTGGTGTTCTGTAATCAATGTCCCAATTACCATTTTCATCAAACCTTAATACTGCAATTTCAATACCAAAATAAATGTAGTTTAGTTTGATTATGCTTGCACCGTACCCATTTGGAAATTTGTAAATTGTTTGTGGATATCCTAAATCGTTTTGTCCTACGATGTAATCTTTGAATTTGTCACTGTACGTTAAATCCATCACTGCACCTCACAATCCACAAACAATTCTTTGATTTCATCACCAAATAGTTTAATTGCATGTTTGGCATCAAATTGATTTTTAAAACAACCAAAATATGAAAAGGAATTAAATCCGACTGTCCACATAGCGTACATTCCTTCTTCATTCTTAGCAATAACCCATTTTTTACTGTTATGATCATTAAAATCGGGTTTCCAACCATCATTGCACTTATCTCTAAACATTTTAAAACGTTGCAACAGATTCCTTCTTTGCACTTCTAATCTCGCTTCTTGCTCAGTATTAAAAATATGTCCTTGATAAAAACAATGCTTAATCCATACGCTTTCGTTCCAACGAGCTTGTTGAATGTTTCCATAGGCATCGACGAACCAAAATACTTCACCTTCCTGAAACGTGCTCTCTGCATATTCTAGAAGTTCAATCTTCATATTCAGTTCCTCTCTTTGATTTTTAAGTTCTAGTAGCGTGTCCATTATTCAACCTCCCTTTCTATCAATGCATCTTTGTTTATTTTTATGATCACGTAAAATTTATCGCTCCTATAATCAACTGTAATATTTCTATAACCGAAATCATCAAGTAATTTGATTATTGCCCACTTTCTTTTTTTAGCTTGCAAGTTCCGTTCGATTTGCCTTTTGATATTGTCTTTTCTTTCTTGTTCTAATTGCTTCAACATTCGTTCATAAGGTGTACCTTCACGCTTTAATTTGTATAAATCTAGCACACACCAAAGCAAAAAGATTAGACAAATACTGATTAATATCATGTCAGTGCGAAGTGGGTGTTTGATTATAAAATCTAGTATGCTCATATAATCATCCTCCCTATCTATTAATGTAGTAACCAACGATTGCATCTAACATAAAGCATCCTTCATGTACTTCTTCTGAATTTCTAAAACTCCAACTGCTATTTTCTCCTACATAAGTAAATTTAAGGTATTTCCCATATTCAATACCGTATTTCCTTATACCGTAGAAAACCAATTTCTTTTCATTTCTAAAAAATAAAGTTAGTGTCATCACTCATCCTCCTATTAAAAAGCTATAACTCCTAATAGTTCTAAAACACAAAGAACCAAAAGTACAATAACCATAATTAAACCAATTATGAACGCTGCAAGTTCGCTTTTTCTCTCTATCCATCCCAAAAGTAATACTACAATCAAACTACAAACGATTTGAGTTAAGATTTTCATTTAATCTACCTCCATCATCAGCGCTTATTAAACCAAATTGTTCAATCGTTGCTCCAAACTACATCTCAAATCAACCAAAGAATCTATATCTTTCTTCCACTGCCTTCAACGATGTTTCGAACCCAAGTAAGAAAGCGAATCGTTCATTGTAGCTCATCTCTTCAATTTGTCCGTAGTTGATATCTTCTTGGAATTGTTTCAACGCTCTGTCATACATCAACATGTCCTTGTATTTACAATGTGCTACAATTAAGTAATGCACATCGTCTTTTAATTTTTCAAATTCATCTTTAGCCAATTGCCTTCACCGCCTTTTCTAAATTCACTAAATTCTCTACAATACGATCTCGAATATGAGCCGCAACGGAATAAGGGTCTTTCATAAATTTAATCAACGTATTCGCATTTACTTTTAACGCTTTTGAAGCAGCTAACATCTTATCGCTAGAATCTTCAATCATCCCATGGATGTAAGTAATAGCTTCACCGTAATTCTCACCCATATACTTAAAAGCTACCTTGCTAATTCGTTCTTGATACGGGTCCTTAACGATAGTCCCTTCGATAGCATGTTCTTTGATAAACTCTAAAACTTCATTTGGCGTTTTAAAATGCATCGCTTGTTTAATGTCAGTTGTAAATTGATGCGTATATTGTGGATGGTTCTTTGCAAGATATCCCATCACGCTTGAGTAGTCATTAATACGTTGGAAGTACCATTGTGGATATTTAGCATCTCTAATGACATACATTTTTATATTGTTCATGTTTATCCCTCTTTAAAACGGTAAATCTTCATCAGTAACATCAAACACTTGTCCGTCCGCTGTAAAAGAGTCGTTATTTGCAAAATTTCCGCCCGTATCCGCGTTTTTATTACCGTTGATTGTATTTACATGTCCGCCTTCAAAACCCTCTCTACTGCCTTCTAATTGGTTTGTAGCGTTGCGCGGTTCTAATAAGCTAAAGTTTTCTGCTAGTACCTCTGTAACATATACCTTTTGACCTTGTTGATTTTCATAGTTGCGTGTTTGAATACGGCCCTCAATTCCTACTAGTGAGCCTTTACGCGTAAAGTTTGCAAAATTTTCCGCTGCCTTACGCCACATTGCGCAGTTAATAAAATCTGTTTCCTTTTCGCCATTTTGGTTCTTAAAGTTTCTGTCTACTGCTACCGTAAAACTAGCGTATGCCGTTCCGTTCGATGTGTAGCGTAAATCTACTGCCCTTGTTAATCGTCCTACTAATACTACGTTGTTAATCATTGTCTACATCTCCTATATATTTTTTCCATTCGTCCAGGTTTCCCTTTTGAATCTTGTTTACTCGTTTAAACTCTTTGATTGCCTGCGCTTTGAGTGGCAATACGCCCTCTTGTCTCGCCTCGTCTGTTACTGGAATAAAATATCCAGTACGTCCGTTTCTTACCCCTACAATCACGATGCCGTAATTGTTGATTAACTGATCTATGATTTTCTTCACTCGTCTTGTAGAAAGTCTTGTCTTTGCTACGATGTCTTTTATATTCACTCTACGTTCGTCACTAATCGGGATAAGCGATAGGACTACCCTTTCAATCGGTGTCATTTGTTTACTCATATTGCCACCCTCCTTTTGTCTTTTTAACTTTCAGTATTGCGGTATTATATCGTTTCATAAATAGCTTTTTCTTTAGCTTGAATACGTCTGTTTCTACGCCTTTCACGTCAATATAAGTCAGTGTGCCGTCATTTTCCGTGACGATAAAATCAACTACATAAAAGATAGGTCTGATTTTTCCTTTGACTCCTTCAACGTTAAAGCCTTCTTGCAACAACATTCTTTTTTGTCGTTCAAACCCTAAGATTTGACGTTCTGCCACTTGTTGCTTTAAGTGTAAGTAATAATCGCCTTCCGCTTTACTATCAAACTTGATACCGTCAATTTCTACTTTCTTTGCGTTGTACTTAGATGTTCTGAACATTTATTTATTAGTTGCTCCCTCTCTCTCTTTCTTTCGCTCCCTGGATAAGTTTTCTCTTTCTTTCAAGGAAACCTTCATCAGTTGTTTTTAAGTTAGCAATCTGTTTGACTAGTTCTGCGTATCGCTTTGGATTAGACTTGTAAAACTGTATTTCTTTTTCTGCCTCGCTCATTTATCCTCCTGTTATTTTGCCCAGTCGGGTACAATCTCAACATAACCGCTAGGCTTGTTGTAGTTATTCTGTTTTGATTTTTGTCTAGCGTTGCCCTCCGCTAGTGCTTTCTCAAGGGTATCAATTCCTTTTTTATCCCAATCAACCATAATCGCGTTTGCGTATCTGAATTTTAAAACATTATCCTCAACTGATATTTCTAGCGCTCGTTTAACGAGTTCAGGGTTTAAATCATTACACCATTTCAAAATCGATTGACGAATATAGTCGCTAATCATTCCGAAATGATTTTCATAAAAGTTTAAAACATCAGAAATTTGTTTTTGTTCAGTTGTTGCTGCTGGTTCGTCTGCTAGGTTTTCAGCTTCGTTTGTTTCTGCTACTACTACTTTACTTTTATTTATTTTAGTTTTATTTAGTTTTATTTTATTTAGTTTTATTTTATTGGCATGGTTTAGTAATGCTTGAGCATTGCTTGAGCATTGCTTAGGTAATGCTTGAGCATTGCTTGTATCTTCAGATTGTTTATTCCACCGTGCTTCTGCTGCTTTTTTTGCTTTGGATTTTCGTTGTTGCGCTCGTACATCCATCATTTCCATTCGCTCATTAAAGCTATCTGAATAGAAATATTTACCATCTTCTGTAAATTTGAATAAGTCGTAATTCTCAACAACTTGTTTTACTTTTTCAGGTTCTACTCTTAAATCAAAAGCTAGTGTGTCGTAATCGATTGTGCTTTTGTAGCCTTCTTCTTCTCTTAATCGTTCAATCAACATGAAGAAGATTCCATAGCCTTCCGCACCTAACTTCATTCGAACCTTCATTAATTTGTCCGAATTTCTTGCGTTGCTATCGTGTGAGAAATAACTTCTCATTCGGTACCTCCTTTCTCCCTATTTACCGATTCTTAGCTCTTTCACTGCCTCCTCGTTTAGTAAGATTGGCTTAATATGATATTTATTTTCAAATGCGATTTCTCCTATCGTGTGCCGTTCGTTGTGATGCGTTCTACATAAGCAATAGTAAAATCTGTTTGCGTGGTCTATCTTGTTACGATTGTTTCCCATTCCTACTGCGTCTACATGATCTACATCGCTATGTTGTTTTCCACAAATAAAGCACGTCCGATATTTAACAAACAGAAACGCTAGACGGGCCATGTCAGCTGCTTGATAGTATTCTTTAAAGTGGAACGGTATATCATTTTGGAAACAAAACTCGATAATCAGTTCAATCAGTTGATTAGCTTGAGTAATGTTACAGTGGTTCATCGCTAGGCTTAACCCTTCCACGTTGTACAACTCACTGTAATACGCTTTGAACATTTCCTTGACCCATTCCAACGGATAGCCTGTATAGTCGCTCACATCTCCAAATAACGCATGTATGAATTTTTGTTGTTTAGGTGTAATGCTACGTTTATCAACAACAGTCACTTTCAAGCGGATATTTTCGCCTTTATCTGTTCTTCTTCTAGCCTCTGTAAGGTTGAAATCTTCTTCTAGCGCTATCTGTATGTCATGTTGATTAACCGCTTTGAGTTGCCCCTCGTAATCCATTACGCCCCTTCACGCGTTCCTGTTAAAGGTTCCGGGATACTTTGCAACATCTTAATTGCTCTATCTAGCAATGTATCGCTCCATTCTTCAGTAGGTGCACCTTGTACTTTGGATTGCATTTCTTTGAATTTCTCGAATCGTTCGGGCGTTGACTCTGCTAGTTGTTGAATATAATCACATTTAGATTGTTTTTCTGCACTGATTTGAGGGCCCTTCTTTTTTCTTCCGTTACCGCTTGCCTCGTTTCCGTCATCGTCTTTGTCTGATGTGATACCAAACACTGCGCTCAACGCATATCTTTTAGCGTATGTAATTGCACTACCGTACGCTTGAGGCGTTTGTTTTTCAGGTTTCATTCTCACACTAGGAAACTCAATATATTCCCCTGATTGATGTAGAATAATCGTTCCTACCTCGATATTTCCGCTATCATCACCACTTGCGAACTGCATGAACGAAATCCCTAACGGTCCTGCTGCTTCTGTGATTGCTTCAACTACATTTTCTAAAGGTACATATTTACTTTTAAAAAATGGGTTGTTTGCATCTTTTAATGGTTGTTTTAAATTCTTCTGAAATTCAGACATTGCTTTTGATAAGTTTTCAATGCTCTCTGATTTGTTTAACATGTTTCACTCTCCTGCTGTTAAAATTGATGAGTCTAAATAATTTTCTTTCAAGTACTCGTCTACATCGTCTTCGTTGACGTAATCGCCACCTAATTTGTAGTAATTACATTCCTCATCTGTTTTATTCCCTTTCCAGTCATACGCTCTAATGCGTGTCACTGGGGGTTCTGTTAAATATAGGTTTCTTAGATATTCTTCCACATCGTCCTCAAGGACTTTATCCCCACCTATAATCCTGTACTGATCTCCACGATAGATTTCCATTCCATTCCAATCGTATCCATAAACTTTGTCTTCAGGAGGTTCAAGATACCTATTGTGTAATGCTTCAAAACTTCCGTACATTGTGTTATACTCTCCTTAGATATTATTAGTTAGTCAGCGTTCCCGCGCTGGCTTTTTTTGTTCCATGTTCCCTGAAAATCAGGCTCTACATATTGCCCACTTCTAATCAAATCAACTTTTGTTTGGTGATTTTCTACCGCCTTTCCTACCAAGAGCACAATGCTCATCATTGCGATAATGATTCCAAATGCTAAAATGTACCATCCTAGTATCCACTTCATAAATGGGATGAATTGTACCCTCGTTTTTCTTCTTCGTTCTGTTCTCATCGTCTTCTCCTTCCGTCCCATACTTTCTGAATTTCATCAATCATGCTCGCTTGATATTTGTATGGGCGTGTATCTGTTCTTCTTGCTGCAACCACCACTGGATGGTTTCTGATTTCACTCTTATGCCACGAACTGGAACTTGTTCCAATCGCTTCACACAACTCTTCAGTCGTTATCCACCGTTGGTTACTTCTCGAATCAATAAACGGTTTTATTAATCCAACAAATTTCTCTGGGTTTCTTTTTACGACCTCAAAGAATATCAGTTCGTAATAATCAAGCGTTGATTGTTCCATGGTTTCCTCCTTTCAGTTTTAATTTGTGTCTTTAAGGACACTTATTCCTTAAAAAAAATATCCATAATTTCAGAATCTGATAAATTTAGGATGTTCTTACAAGCAACAATTTCTTCTCTTCGAAAAGAAACCGATCCGTTCATTCTACTATGATACACTGTTTTAGTGAATGTTCCATTGATATTTTCGTCCATTTTATCAATAAAATCTTCTACCTTTAATCCCCTTTCTACAATTTTTGCTTTCAATAAATTATAGTTCATTTACATCACCTCATTTCTTGTTGTGTCGTTTAGGACACAATCATAGTATCATAAGTAAATAATCGTGTCAACACATAAATGTGTCTTTTTTGAAACTTTTTTTATTTTTTGAGTGAATTTAGTTGTTTCTAGGACACTTTAGTGATATTCTTTCATTATGAAAGGAGCGGTTAAAATGCTTGATTTAAAGGCTCAAAGAGAATCGTTGAAGTTAACTTTAGAAGATGTCGGCAATTACGTTGGCGTTGGCAAAAGTACTGTTCGTAAATGGGAAAACGGCATGATAAATAATATGGGTAGAGACAAAATTTTAAAGTATGCGAAGATTTTACAAATCAGTCCATTAGCTTTAATTGGTGAAGTTGAGACTGAAGCTCCAACATGGGCATCCGAAGACGATGTTATTGTTTTTGATGAGGCATTAAAACGTAATAGTGTTGTTATGTCCTATAATGGTATAGAACTATCTGAAGAAGATAAGATACAATTAGACGGAATGATACGAGCAATGCTATGGGAACGAATAAAAAAAGGCAAGGAGGAATAATTATTGGAAGTGAATCAGTTAGTTAGTACTTACAATACAGCTAACCCGTTTGAAATAGCGGACTATTTAGGAATCGAATATGATTTCAAGCCGTTACCTAATAATTTAAAAGGGATACTTGTATCTTCAGAAAAAGATACACCGTTAATATTAATTAACGAAGATATACAAGACATTTCTTTTAAATATTACGTCATGGCACATGAATTAAAGCATGCTATGGACCATTATGGATTGAATGGATTCTACTCCGCAACTTTTGGTGGAAAAGGGAAATTAGAACAAGAAGCAGATATATTCGCATGTAAACTAATGAAATATTTATATGAAGAACAATATCAAAAGCCTGTAGAAACGTTTGAAATCTTAAAGACTATATATGGAATTAAAGAGGATATGCAAAATTACATTTAAGGAGGAAAACAATGGAATTAGAAGTGTTGTCAGAGCAATTGAAGAATTTAGGGAAACGAGTACATACATTGAAAGATAATATCAATACAGAGGAGGCTACTAAAACTTCTCTAATTTTGCCATTCTTTCAAATCTTAGGATACGATATCTTTAACCCACTAGAATTTATTCCAGAATTCACTGCAGATTTTGGAATTAAAAAAGGTGAAAAAGTAGACTATGCAATTAAAATTAGCGATGCTCCTGTAATTCTAATTGAAGCTAAATCTATATCAGAAAAACTTACAAAACATGATTCGCAATTATTTAGATATTTTGGTACTACTACTTCAAAATTCGGAATTTTAACAAATGGACAAGAATATAAATTTTATACAGATCTTGATGAACCTAACAAAATGGACTCTACTCCGTTTTTAACAATAGACATTACTAAGATTAAGGACGTTCAAATCGCTGAGATTGCTAAATTCCACAAAGATAATTTTGACGTTGATAAAATAACTTCATCTGCTTCTGAATTAAAATACTTAAACAGCCTTAAAAACCTTTTATCTAAACAATTGACTGAACCAGATGAATCATTCGTTAAATATATCGTTGGTGAGATATATGAAGGTACTAAAACCAAAAATACTCTTGAAAAATTTGAAGCAATCGTTAAGAAGGGCTTTTCTCAATTCATAAGCGAACGGGTAAATGATAAGTTGAGTGCTGCTTTAAATACTAATGTAGATACTAAAATATCTAGTACTCCAGATACTGAAGAGGTTAAAGAAGAAGTTCAAAATAAAGATTCTGAAATAGTAACAACTTCTGAAGAATTAGAAGCTTACACTACTACAAAAATTGTTTTAAAAGACGTTGTGGAACCATCACGAATATTTTATAGAGACAATAGAAGTTATTTTAATGTACTTTTAGATGATAATATTCGTAAGTGGATTATGCGTATTTATACAGTCAACAATAAATTTAAACTACAATTTAACGATGAAAAACATACGACTGTTGAAATCTCAAATCCACTCGATATCATTCAGTATTCTGATAATTTAACTTCGACTGTTAAAAGATTTTTATAAAATAAGTAGCCTGTTAAGGCTATTTATTTTATCTCAAAAAAGAACATGCGTTTGGGAATAGAGGTGAACTATGGCAAGCATAACCAAAAGAGGCAAAACATGGGCTTATCGTGTCTATTATTACGATGAAGGTAAACGTAAATACGTTTCAAAAAGTGGATTTAAAACCAAGGCAGAAGCAAAAGATGCATCAATCTTGAAAGAAAATGAATTATTAGTCGGTAAAAATATTAGCAAAGAACAAATGTTACTAGCTGACTATATGGAGAATTGGAAGAAGCTCTATAAAGAAGATACTATTTCATTGAAAAGCATCTCCAGGATAAATAGTATCATTAGCTACGTTAGAGAAAATTATAATATTCCCTTGAGAGATATTACTCACGAAAATTATCAATCGTTTTTGAATGATGTTGCCAAAACACGCTCCAAGGAAACTGTTAAGAAATATCATACTTACGTTAAAGCAGCAATAAAGCATGCGTTAAGAACTCAAACTCTTCTTCACGATCCGACAACTACTGCTGTTTTAAAAGGACTTGAAGAGAAAAATAAGAAAGTTGAAAATAAATACTTAAGCAAGAGTGAATTTGATAAATTAGAGAAAGCATTGTTAGAAGATATACAACTGGATTACACATCGAGATATATCATTCTATTTAGTATGTATACAGGGGCTCGTTTTGGTGAGTGTTTAGGTATGACATGGGATTGTGTGGATTTAGAGAATAAAACAATTAAAATAGAAAAAGGATTCGATTATCATTTTACAAACGATTTTACTGAAGGTAAGACAAAAAGTAGCAAACGTAAAATAACTATTCCTGATAAACTAGTTGAAATATTACAATCACTACCAGTTCCAGAAGACAAAACGCAAAGAATATTTAAAAGAGTTAGTAACAATGCAATCAATAAAGCGTTGCAACTAGCATTAAACAGAGCAGGAATCGATAAAGATATTACATTCCACGCTATGAGACACACCCACGCTAGTATCCTATTAGCGAACGGCGTTCAGTTGTTATCAGTAAGCAAGCGACTTGGACACGCAGACCCAAATATAACACTACACACATACGCTCATATCATTGAAGAATTAGAGCAGGAAGATAACGAAAAACTGAACTCAATATTCAATTGAGTACATTGAGAGTGCAAAACGCTCATAAACGTTGTTATATCAATGCTCTACACTCCCCTCGGCTCCATTATTTTACGAAAAAACTCTCTTTATCCACGTGAATAAAGAGAGTTTTTCTTTGTTTCAATATAATTTTTGCAATAAAAAAAGCCTACCTAATGTAGACTTAAGGATGACCCGTACGGGAATCGAACCCGTGTTACCGCCGTGAAAGGGCGGTGTCTTAACCGCTTGACCAACGGGCCAGGATAATATTAAAGCGGGTGACGAGAATCGAACTCGCGACAACAGCTTGGAAGGCTGTAGTTTTACCACTAAACTACACCCGCATTTTATAAAGAGCGGTCCCGACGGGAATCGAACCCGCGATCTCCTGCGTGACAGGCAGGCATGTTAA